TTTACGTTTATATAATCCACTTTCGTGGATAGGAACATGAGTCATTACACAATTAAACTCTTCGAACTCTCTCCACATTAATACTTTTTGAAAATGTTTCTGTATGAACTCGCTCTTACCATTATCGTGATTACCAAGAATTAGTCGTTTTCGGCCACGCAACCTTGGTAGAATTTCATATCCTTTATCAAAATAAACGTCTCCAAGATGGTAAACAATATCGCTGTCCTTGACAGTTTTATTCCAGCACTCGACCATATGTTCATTCATATGATGTACATCATGGAATTGACGAAGAGGAGCTCCCTCTGTATCAACAAACTTTAGAATATTTTCATGTCCAAAGTGTGTATCACTAATAATGAATATATCTCTCATTGTTCGTCTTCTCCAGGATAGATAATTAGAGTTGCTTCTCTAAGTCTATGACCTCTATCATGCCATGCTTGAATACGAGTAGGACGCTCAATATCGGCTACCTCATGCCCAAGCTTTCTATACCATGCTTCACTAGCAGTAGGAGCAAATGTCCAGTATCCGAGTTTCCAAGCCAAATCGCCAGGAGGAACGATTACAAATCCTTTAATTACTCTTTCTGTCATTTGAACCCCGCAAACTTAGCTCTATCAAACTTACTCTTAGGTTTACTACGCTCGTTGTCTTCATTACCAAATTTAGTATTATCCATCACAGGACCATCCATAAGATCAGCCTGAGCCGAATTTTCTACATCATAGAGACGCATTTTGCTACGATCAACCCCAACGATAAACCGAGAATTAAGATTGGGATCGCCGTATCTATTCTTAAGCTGCTTAACCACAATCTGATTGAGGTCCGCCAACTCCTCGGACTGTTTAATGAGTGCAAACATAAAATCAGCTGTGGCTGGGAGTCCAAAGGATTCTGATGTATCTTCCAATCCCACGTCGCTACTCGAATATCCGCTTCGAGTTGTCTGAGTTGCGGAGACGATAGGTACATTGAATTCAACTGCCAACCCTCGAAGTTCTTCTGCGATTGCTTTGATAAGGGTATAAGAATTGACGTTGGCTCCATGTTTAATCCTCGATGACATACAGATATTCAGGTAATCGATGTAGATAACATCGGGCATAAAGTTTTTCTTGATCTTCAACTCATTCAGTAGATGGCGAAAGTTGGCACTACCAGCACATGCTGTAGGATATTCCTTGACGATAAGCTTATGATTGGTTTTACCTCTGACACGTTCTATCTTCTTATCATATACATCTTTAGGCAAAAGCTTGAGATCATCAAGAGTCACGTCAAGAAGATTGGCATCGATACGCTCGGCAATACGCTCTTCTGCCATTTCAAGTGTGATATACAATACATTATATCCCTTGATCAGATTAGCAGCGGCACAATGACACATAAACAGTGATTTACCGACACCAGTACCTGCTAGAGCAATGTTGAGCGTTTTTTTAGGCAACCCGCCTTGCGTGATTTTGTTAAAGAAGTCGAGGTCGAATGGGATACGCTCTTCTTTCCTGTGGTAGAAGTCATAGCGTGTATCCGCATCTTCAAGGAAGTCATGACCAATATGTGTGTCAAAGGAGACTGCGAGCGCGTCTGATAAGATTTGCGGTATGGCCCCTTTAGATGTTTTCCCACTGCTATCATCAAGAATCCCGATCGATGCCATGATCGCATTATAGATTGCTTTGTCTTGACAAAACTTTTCTGTTTGGTCCAAGAGCCAATCGATTTTGGTGTCTTTGTCTTGAGTAAGACCACTAATCAATTCCTTACAGTTCTTAAATGTATCTTCGCTGATGCCTTCTGTATTAGACAAGTCAATGGCCATAACCTCCTTAGTAGGAAAAGAGTTATACTTGTCTATATATCCTTTAATGAGTCTGAATAACGCTTTTTGATCCTGCGTAGAGAAATATTCCTCTTTGAGAAAGGGTATGCACTTGCGAGCGTATTCTTCATTGTATACCAGGTTCCCAAAAATCGCATTTTCAATCGCCATGTCCACCTATTCTCCCGTACATCTTTACATAATTTAGCAAGCCTCGGTGAACCTATTTCCACCGAGGGTCTTAATGGCGCTGTATAATTAAGAAGCTTTGACATTCAAAATACCTAGTGTAAAGTTCTCAGCTGCATCTTCTGCATATCTAAGACTCTTACCTGGGAAAGAAATTGTATCTACAATTTTTATTCCACTCAGGTGTACATCATAACACTCAACAAAATAGCATTGAGTTTTAGCGTCAACACATACTAGAGCCTTCTTATAATGATCATCGCTCCAAAACTCAGACAGTACCTTACTCATCCTCAGACTCCATAATTGCACCCATAGACATTTTATACTTACCTTCAATATACTTGGCGAAGTCAGTGTCGGAAAACATATCCATCCAAAACTTCTTATTATCAACAATATCACCAGCTCTCATTGAGGGCTGACGGACTTCTCCAGTATCCTTATCTACCGTAGCATACCAGCCATTCTTTGGCTTTACAATATAACCACCATCAAGAGCAACATCAAGCAAACCACTCCAGCGGTTAATACCGCCCTCGAATGATACGGTGATTGGAATCTTTGACTTTTCTCTGACATAACGCGACTTCTCCACGTTGATTACGAAATGATAACCATTGATACCATCAGAGTCCTTATCCTGTTGACGACCAAGAATCCAAATAGCATCAGATGAATAATACGAGCCAGTACCACCACCAACGATATCCTTGGGATACAGACCAATTTCCTTATATGTATGATTGACTACAACCATAGGAATATCCTTTAGAGTCAAGTGTGGTGTAATCATACGGAACAACGACTTCATCTGCTTTGCTCGAGTCATATCAGCGACTGACTTACCATCAAGAGCATCATCAACTTCCTTCTTAGAAGCGAGATTACCAATAGAGTCAATAACAATCATAACGTGATCTTCACGTGTAAGGTTCTTCATCTGCTGCATAATATCAAACTTCAGTTCTTCGACGTCAGTGATCGGTGTATGCACCACACTATCAAACGAGATACCAAAGGTTTGGAAATAAGACTGTGGGGTACCAAACTCACTATCATAAAACAAAATGATGCCATCAGGATACTTCTTTAGAAAAGAGGAAGCAAGGAGAAGAGCAAACCCAGTCTTGAAATGCTTCGAAGGACCAGCCAACATAGTCAAGCCAGGAGTAATACCACCATCAACAGTACCAGACAAAGCAACGTTGATCATTGGTACAGATGTAGGAATCATATCCTTCTTGGTAAAAATCTTACTATCTGTAAGACTAGCAGTCAAGTCGATTGTGGAGTTTTTAATCAGGCGATCTTTAAGCGACATACCGTATCCTCTATCAAATGGGTTTTGAGCTTCATTAAATGGACTACTGTGAAAAAACCAATCTCGTAACATAATATATTATACCTTATTTTTTAGGTAAAGTCAACTGTCAATATAATCATCCATTTTTTTAATAAATTTGTTAATTGCTTTTTCTCTACCAGGCCAGAGAATAGTGTCTTTCTCTGGGTTCTTTAATAGATTATTAAGCAAAGGCATAATCATTTTACGGAGTCCAATTACCTTATCATCAACTTCTGTTGAATCTAAAAATGTAAACCCGAAATCATCATCTTCTTCGTTCAATTGAAAAATCCCTCCAGTGTTGCTCTTTGCTCTACTTCCCATCCGATTACTCCAGTTATTGCTTTCAGTGGTTCCAAGAATGCTTTATCAAATTGCAAATCTCTATCGATGTACTTATTGAGGTTGAATTCAACAGGTATATAATCAGCAGTTGCGATAACAGTTTCACCAATAGGGTTTGGAGTTTTAAGATAAGCAAACTTAATTTTATCGCCATCCATAATTGGAGGAACAGATCTAATATTATACTGTTTCAACATATGATTAAAGATAAGAGATCCCTTAACTTGAATTGGTGTTGCTGATTTGTAGATAGCACTAGCATCTTTGTATTTGTTCATTCCTTTAACCCCACGAGGAAACGCCACATCCTCGAATGGCAGCAACATAAACTTCTCACGAAACTCCTGAATGAACTTATGTAGTGCTTGCTCGTCTTCGTTCATGATTATACTAAGAGCAGTTTTAATATTCTCACGACAAGCATATGGAGTTGATGATCTTACAGCCTCGATGCCTTGAATCTTTAGCTTTGGTTTGTCATATTGTACACCCTCAACATTCCAAGCATTGAGGATATACATTTTCTTTGCTTTCCAGATGCCCTTGTTAGCAATAGTTTCGCGCTTCATCTGCATCTTCTGCTGATAAGCATTCATCATACCAGCCAACTCATCATAACAACTGTTAATGTAATGCTGAATTTTATTTTCACAAAACTTATCAATTAGATCAACAGCCTGCAACTCATCACTACCTTCCGGAATCAACTTCTCAAATGTAACATATATGGAATCAGTATCAGCAGCGATAACATAATCAACATCAGTTGTCTTACATATCCTGTTCATATACTGGTTCATTTTCTGTTCGA